GACAGCCCCGCTCAAATCATGCGAGAAGCGCCCGTAGAGCGACGGGAGCTACCCCGAGATGATGTCCCTGATTCTGTGGGCCAAGCCAAAGCTATGTTACGGGGTCTTTCAGAGATTCCGGGCACTGTTGCAGATTATATAAGAAAGACTGCGCAGACCGAGGCGCCTATGAAAGAGGTAGGCGAAGACATTTCCTTCTTGGGCAAGGCAATGTATCAGGGGCTTAAAGAAGACCCGATAGGCTTTATGCTAGATATGACGCCTGGTATAGGGCAAGAGCGCGCAGTTAAAGACGCAAAAGACTTGGCCCAAAAGGCCATTGAGGCAGAAGCCGCTGGTGATCTTGAAGCGGCTAAAATGTACAGGGAAATGTCAGGACTATCTATGTCAGGCACGTTCCCTGGCGTTCCCGGAAAACAACTCAGTAGGGCGGCAAAGTTTACATTTAAGCCGGGGAATGTAACACGAGTCAGGGAACTGCCAAAGACCGATATTCCCCAACTTGAGGTGGACTTTAAACGTCACCAATCTGACATTGGTAGCCCAGAACAACTGATTCAGCTTGCCAATACTGTTAATCCAGAGTTTCAGAACTTATTAACCAACATTGCAACTGAAGTCGGCGTTGACTACAAGGCTGGCCCCGTCAAGAAGTTGAAGAGCATTAGCGACAAGCTAGTTCGCAAGGATATGGGACCTGACGAAATAGCTGACTCCATTCGTGGGACTATGCTGGTCAATACAAATGAGCAAGCAGAGCAGATAATATCCAGCCTTTCAAAAAGCCAGGCGATAATAGACGAGGGCTGGAAAAGGTTACCAGGCAACGGCTATTTTGATCGCAAGGTTTCTATCCAATACGTTGGACCAAACGGCGAAAAAGTTTTGGGGGAATTACAGCTCATGACCCCAGACATGTTACGAGCAAAGGACAAGCCAGGCGGAGGCCACGATCTATACGCAATTGAAAGGAATTATGAAAAACTTTATGGAAGGGAAAACATAGAGCAACGAATGCCTCCAAGCGAAGTAATCGCATACAGGCAAGTTAAAGAAGATCAACTTAAAACCTATAACGAGGTGGCAGACAGGGCGGATCCAGCAATACAAAGAGAAATGGGATACCAGCCCGTATCTGATTCTGCTCGGATGTTAGGCGAGATAGACATAAAAGCCGCGCCGGAGGGCGCGGTTGGTCATGGAATGCCCAAGGAACTTTTGGTCTTTGGCGGAGGTAATAAACCCATTATCCCGGTGGTCCAGACTTTCACTCCTGCTAACAGGGCTTTGGTCATGGCTAATATAAACGAGGCAATTAATGCCCATCCCAATGCTATGCGCTCTGCCCAAAATTGGATTGATTTTGAGAAGAATGTGTTTGGCGGAGAGTATGTGCCAGCCCCTCCATTCAGGGCGATTGAGTATGCCAATGACCCAAGACTTTTAGCAGAAAAGCTAAATCAACTAACGCCGGACATGAGAGCCAGTGCGGACGAGGGCTTTGGATACGTTTCAGAAATTAAAAATGTATATGACAGTGGGCTGTCCAAGCCTGATATGACAGGCAGGTTGTTTTTATGGGGTGTTCTGTCTAGGGGAGCGGGTCCTTTCCAGCAGGAAGGCGCATTCATTGATTTATTAGAGGGTGCAAGTCCATACATTGATAAGGCTGTAAAAGGCACATTGACTGAAGCAGACATCGACGGATGGAAACAGATGGTTGCTGATAATCTACCAGAGGGTTCTCCAGGAAAGCAGGTTACTATGAATGGAAACGCGGCAGGTAACCTACTGCTTCAGCTAAGTAAAAAAGGCGAAAACGGAGAAAGTGGACTGACTACGTTGCACAATTCTCTTGCTGATCCAAATAAAACAGGAAAAGAGTTTCGTAGGGCTTTTTATGAAGTGACAAATAAACCAGGAATAGATAACAAGGTTGTTTCATTCCTGGGCCTTGTAGCTGGAAAGGACGACTTACTTGTCATGGACAGAATTCAATCAAGAAATCTTTGGGACGATGGTCGTTTTGGAGGCGCTAATATCTACGATGGAATAAATAAACGTGGACTATCTGGCATTCTTATCGGTCCTCGGGGACTCATGGTTACAGAAATGCTGGAGAACGGACTTCAAGATGCTACTAAAGAAGCGTATAATATAATAGGCCGTCCGCAAGACGCCAGCTTAGGACGCATGCACTGGGAAACCTGGCTAGTGTCCGGTAATCAACCTGTATCCCATAGCACCTTAAAATCTGTTAAGAGTGGGGATCCATTAGGCGCTGGCGTTACCGAAGGGAAGAGAACTACGTTTTCTTCTGGCGCAACGTATAGACGCGGTGGGGAAGGGACTTATTACGAGTATCCTTTATCCGATGGGTCAACTGTGAGGATGAGTCCAACAAAGCAAAAAGAGTTTGAGGCATTTATCAAAAACCCTAAAAATGAAATAGTGCCGAAGGGCTTTAAAGTAACCAGCGCAAAAGATACCCCGTGGTATACTTTGCCTGAAATAGACAGGAGAAAATTAGATGAAACAGCAAGACGATTTGAAGACATTAACCCCGATGGAACGCTTCAATCAGGCGTTAAGGGGATTATCAAAGATACCGACTCCACTCTCGATGGAGGAGGTGCCACAACAGCCCCAGTCGCCAAACCCAGAACAGGTAAAAAAGACAAAGTAACCTATGAACAGTTTGGTGGTAGCCTCGGTGACGCTAAACAAAAGCTAGGTATTACTGAGGAGCAGTTTAAGTCGTTCAAGGACGCCAACAAAGGTATTAAGCAAAAGCGCGTACCAGAAGTTCAAGAAGCGGCAAAAAAACTTAAAAACGGCGAGATAACCACTCAAGAATATAACAAGGTGGTTGAAGAAAAGATGCCTATTGTTCCTATAGGCAAGGTCCCCAAACGACCCACGGTTGAAGAAATTGCTATGTCGCTGAGTACGAAAAAAGACGCGACCGCTGGGGGCATAGTGGGCGTCAATATTGATGTTCCAGACGGCACAATGATCTCCTCTCGACTAGACATTCCTGCTTATGAAAGCTATGACACTTGGGTCGTGACACTTCATGACGGCACTCTTAGAAATGGTAACGCTGTAGCATACGGGCCAACAGCGGTGCTGGACAATGTGACATTTACTCTCAATGGTACGGCGGAGGGGCCATTAAGAATGGCAACCGGAGAGATCAACAAAGGAACTGTTGCTCGTATTAACGGTGCATGGAAAAACATGGACCCAGCAGAAGTTGAGCAGATGGCTAAGAGTATCCTAGATGGGACTGCTCCTGACGCAAGCGACTGGGTAGAAGTCGGCATGAATCCTTTTAGGCACAGCTATTTCTATCGTAAGGCAGACGGCATGCCGGTCGCTGACGCAGAACAGGTTATTCAAGTAGGTCCGCTGGTGTTAGCCAAGAAAGCAAAGACGCGACCTATTGAAAGCCCAGAGCATTTGATTGATCCGGGCCCTCCGCCCAAATACTTCAAACGTGGCGGTAATGTTGAGAGGGTGTACAATGACAGGCGATATATTTAAACCGGAAGTTCCGGGAGCGTATCGCCTATGACACCGAACATTTCCTCGAACTCTGCCTGTTCTATTACTTCGCCTTCTCGTAGAATATCTACAAATTGAACTGGGATAGCTTTTTTCCAGGTGGGCGAACGAGAAGATATAAAGTATGCTTCGACGTACTCGCCTTCTGGGTGGGTAGGTGCTTCGATAGCGCAGATAACAGCGGGACGTTTGTCCCAAGATATGTATTCCATGATTCTCATGTTTTAGTCTCCTTTCTGAATCGTGGGTATTATAGCATTAGATATATAAGAAATGCCATGTATAATGGCCTTAGAACAGATAGAGAATATTATCATGCCAGTTGATAAAGTCATAAACCTTGCTCCTGACACTGAGGTAATTGCAATTTCAGACGACGCCCCTGACATTGAAGTGGTGTTGGAAGAAGACGGTAGTGCAACTGTTGAGGTTGCCGAAGATAACGATGTAGATTTCTACAGTAATCTAGCCGAGATCCTTGATCCAACCGACCTGTCTCATATTTCTATAGACCTATTGGCCTTGTTCGAGGCTGACAGCTCTTCCAGGGAAGACTGGGAAGAGATGTACGCCAAGGGACTTGAGCTTTTAGGACTCAAGATTGAAGAAAGAAGTCGTCCTTTCCGTGGTGCCGCAGGCGCGGTTCATCCAATGCTCACCGAAGCCATTGTTCAGTTTCAGTCTCAGGCGTTTAAAGAGTTAATGCCTGCTGGTGGACCTGTTCGAACACAAACTTTAGGGAAAGAAACCCTGGACAAGGTTCAGCAGGCGTCTCGCGTGCAGGACTTTATGAACTATCAAATAACTACGGTGATGAAAGAATACACACCAGAGTTTGACCAGCTACTTTTTTACACTGGATACGGTGGTTCGACCTTTAAAAAGGTGTATTACGACGAGCAGTTGGGTCGAATGGTTTCAAGATTAGTCCTTCCAGACGACTTATACATCCCGTATAACGGCTCAAGCGTTATTTCTCAGTGTCCGCGCATTACGCATCGCATCTCGATGGATCAAAATGAGTTTAGAAAGCGCGTTGTAGCTGGCGAATACCTCGATGTGGTGGTTGACCCCGAGTCTTCATCGTCTACAAAAGACAATATTCGTTATTCTATTGATCGCGTCACAGGTATCGAGTCCACTGGAGAGCCTGAAGAGGTTTTTTTATTAGAATTTCAGGTTGATTTGGACATTCCAGGCTTTGAAGACGTTGACGAAGACGGCAATGAGACCGGAATTAAGCTCCCTTACGTTGTTACGATTGATGAAAACAGCGGTCAGGTCGTTGGTGTTCGCCGAAACTGGCTTGAAAACGACGAATATAAGGCGAGAAGAGAGTATTTTGTTCATTATGTGCTTGTAGAAGGCCCAGGAGCTTACGGTTTAGGCTTTGTTCACTTGATTGGAGGCCTTTCCAAGACTGCAACCATGGCATTGCGCCAATTATTGGATGCAGGAACGCTATCAAACCTCCCTGCGGGCTTTAAAGCTAAGGGTGCGCGTATTGCAGATGACGATAACCCAATTCAACCAGGTGAATGGCGCGATATTGATGCCGGTGGTGCAGAATTGGCTAGTTCTCTGCTTCCATTACCCTACAAAGAGCCATCTCAGACCCTATTTACGTTATTAGGCTTTACTGTTGAAGCCGGTAGGCGTCTTGCCAGCATTGCAGACATGCAGGTCGGCGATGCAAACCAGCAGGCGGCAGTAGGCACTACAATTGCGTTGCTAGAGCGTGGTTCAATGGTGATGTCCGCCATTCACAAGCGTCTTTACTACGCTCAGACCCAAGAATTTGAGATGCTGGCAGAAGGTTTTGGTCAATTTTTGCCTGATGAATACCCATACGATGTTCCAGGTGCTTCTCGCACCATCAAACAGAAAGACTTTGACGATATGGTTGCGGTTCTGCCTATGGCAGATCCTAATATCTTCTCTGCCGCACAGCGTATTACATTGGCGCAGACTCAATTGCAGTTAGCCCAAAGCGCACCGCAAATGCACAACATGTACGAGGCGTATTATCGTGTTTACCAGGCGCTTAACGTGCGTGATATTGATGGCATCTTAAAGGTTCAGACTAATCAGATGCCTGTAGACCCAGCCACTGAAAATATTAATGTGATTGATGGCATGGAACTGAAGGCATTTGCAGGACAGCAACATGATGCGCACATTGCGGCTCACTTGATCATGGGACTGTCGCCGATGTTACAGGCAAACCCAATGGCGGCCTCAGAACTCCAGAAGCATGTATTACAGCACATTAGATTGAAGGCTGAAGAGGACGCTGAAGCAGAACTATTCAAGCAGTATGGCACTGATCCAGACAACATGGCGTCTGACCTTGAGAAAGAGGCACTTGTTGCATTGAAGGTTACGCAGTACCTACAAGAAATGAAGGCAATGCAAACCGAGCTATCAGGTGCGCCACAGGCAGACCCTGTAGTCCAGTTGAAGGAGCAAGAGCTTCAGCAACGTGCGGCTAAGGACCAGATTGATGCTCAGATTAAACAACAGCAGATTGCTAACGAGCAGATGCGGATTCAGGAAAACGCTAGATCAAGCGATGCAAGAATCGAGTCGCAAGAAAAAATTGCGGAAAACCGTACTGAAGTAGCTAGGGAAAGGATATACGCGCCGAAAGGATAGTACGATGCCGTTGGACAAAAGAAAGTCAAAGAAAACAATATCAAAAAACATCAAGGAAATTGTGTCGTCTTACAAAAAAACTGGTAAGATTGGCGCAAGTACGCCTAGTAGCAAAAAAAAGGCGCAAAAACAGGCGGTTGCAATTGCACTTAACACTGCACGCAAATCACCTGCTAGAGCGAAGAATGGCGGTTCTGTTTTAAGAAGAGACGCTAAACGTCGCACTAAGATTTACTAGCCAACCAGACGAGGCTAAATCGTCTGCATAACATGGATACACCATGCTGGAATTTGCAGAAAGCATTCTGAAAGAAATTAGAAAGCTAGAACGTGACACTGAGACAATGATTCTTAGTGGCGTTACTGATATGGAACGCTATAAGTATCTCATGGGTCGTCTGGATGGTTTAAGGCTTGTTAGTGAGGCTGTAAGAGTACAGCTAGAAAAACGAGAAGAACTATAACCCAGAGGATTATTACATGGCAGAAGCTGAATTAACCCCACTTGAAAAAAAGTGGGAGCAAAACAAGAAAGACAAAAAACCCTCTCTTGATGATGCCTACAGTGACGAAGGCAAAATACCCGAGGAGGGACTATCCAGCTCTATTTTAGACCTTATCCCATCCCCTACTGGCTGGCGAATTGCCATCCTGCCTTATCGTGGAGCTAAAACCACTAAGGGAGGCATTATGCTATCCGACGAGACGCAAAAGCGTACTCAGTTAGGCACTAACGTGGGATATGTTTTGAAGATGGGCGATTTAGCTTATTCAGATGCGTCTAGGTTCCCAACAGGTCCCTGGTGCAAAGAAGGCGATTGGATAATCTTTGGAAAGTATGCAGGATCTCGATTGCAAATAGACGGCGGTGAAATCAGGCTACTGAACGATGATGAAATTCTTGGGGTTGTTAGCGACCCAGAAGACATTCTGCACATGTAAGGAGATCAACATGACACAAGGTACAGAAGAACTACAGTTTAAAGTAGGTGAAGAGGAAGAAGAAGCTACCGTTGAGATGAATGAAGATGGTAGTGATGCCAAGCTCTCCGAGAAGGAGGACTCTGTTGTAGTTGAAGAAGAAAAAGAAGAGGAAAAAGAAAAAGCCTCTAGCCAGGAACCAGACGGTGAAGAGCTAGACGATTACTCCGTCAAAGTTAAAAAGCGTATTGATAAGATGACGGCGAGACTTCGTGAGGCACAGCGCCGTGAAGAAGCCGCTTTGGAGTATGCAAAAAAAATACAGTCAGAGAACAGCAATCTTCAAGAGCAGTATCGTAAAACCAGCACAGAACGATTGACAGAAGCTCAAACCCGCTCAGAGTCTCAAATTATGGCGCTGAAGCAAGTAATTAGACAAGCTCGTATAGAAAATGATATTGACACCGAGACCGAGGCACAACAGCGCCTAACCTCACTGGTCTACGAGCAACAACGTCTTGGGGAGCAGGTAGCGGTACAGAAACAGCAGGCGGAACAGCCCGTTCAGCAAGAAGAGCCTGAAGTGCTGAAGCCAAGGCGACAACCGGACGTAAGAGCCGAAGAATGGGCTGAAAACAACCCATGGTTTGGCAATAACACAGTAATGACGCATACTGTGTATGGAATTCATAACGAGTTGGTTAAGAACGAAGGGTTTGACCCAACGACCGACGAGTATTATGATGAGATCGATAGGCGCATGCGCCAAATGTTTCCGCAGGAATATGAGCCTGCGCAAAAGAACAACAGGTCGTCCCGTCCCGTGCAAACGGTGGCACCTGCAACCCGTTCATCGGGAGTAAATAACGCACGCCGCACTGTAAAGCTGACGCCAAGTCAGGTTGCGATAGCCAAAAAACTTGGAGTCTCGCTTGAAGACTATGCCAGACATGTGAAGGATTAAGACCATGAGTGATGACGTTAATAACAAAGTACCATCCCTAAAACGCACAAGCCGCACGACTGAAACTCGTGAAGCAACTGCGCAACGCAAACCGTGGGCACCTCCTTCTAGGCTAGATGCTCCTCCTGCCCCTCCTGGTTATAAACACCGTTGGATAAGGATGAACATCGCAGGTGCTGAAGATAAAATGAACGTAACTGCAAAGTTGCGTGAGGGCTATGAGTTGGTTCGCGCCGACGAGTATCCTGAATTTCATTCATCACATATTGACGACGGCGATTATGCTGGAGTCATTAGTTCCGGAGGGATGATGCTTGCGCGTATTCCCGAAGAAACCGCCGAAGAACGTCAGGCCTATTATTCATCGAGAACACAAGATCAAATTTCTGCGGCTGATAACGACCTGTTGAAATCGAATGCTCATTCTAGCATGAAGATTAATTCACCAGAGAGAAACAGCCGTGTGTCAATCGGTGGACCCCGTAATGGGAACGCCGACTAACCTTGAATAAAGGACAATTATCATGGCAAATGTAGATAAAGCGTTTGGCCTACGTCCGCTTGGCAATCTTTCAGCCTCTGGTTCCCAGAAACAGTATGGCTACGAAATTGCTGACAACCAGGCCGGAGCTATCTTTCAGGGCGACTTAGTCACTTTGAAGGATGGTTACATTCTCCAGTTCAATCCCGCCAGCCACACTGCGGCTGTGGGCGTGTTCAATGGCTGTAATTACATTGATCCGACAACTGGTAAACCCACTTGGAAGAACTACTATCCAGGCGGCGTCAATATTACTCAGGGCAAAATTATTGCTGACGTAATAGACGACCCCAATCAGCTCTTCATCATCCAGAACGACGGCACTTCCGCCGCCGCTAACTATGGTAAGAATGCTGATATCGTTGTAGGAACAGGCAATACCACTACTGGTGTTTCTGCTAACGTGCTGGATACTTCCTCAATCGCAACTACTGCGGCGCTTAACCTGAAGATCGTTGGTCTTTGGGATACACCTAACAACTCTGTTGGTGCTAACGCTGTCGTTGTTGTTAAAATCAATGAACACCTGTACGGAAGTGCAGGGGTTGCCGGACAGTAAGGAGAATAAGACATGGCTATTTCTCGCGCACAACTAGTGAAAGAGCTCGAGCCCGGTCTGAACGCCTTGTTCGGTCTGGAATACAGCTCTTACGACAATGAGCATGCTGAAATCTACGAAAGCGAGTCATCTGACAGAGCATTCGAAGAAGAGGTTATGCTTTCGGGCTTTGCTGAAGCTCCTGTGAAATCTGAAGGATCTGGCGTTGCATACGACCAGGCTCAGGAAGTTTACACAGCGCGCTACACTCACGAAACTATCGCATTAGCGTTCTCTCTGACAGAGGAAGCTATTGAGGATAACCTCTACGATAGTCTTGCAAAGCGTTATACTAAGGCA